GCAAAGATCTTAAAGATTTTAAAGCAATAAGCAAAGATTATGCAGCATTAGAATTGTACAAAACTTTAAGAGATAAATCAGATGAACCTGACTTAGTGATGATGGCTTTACCCTTCAAACAGAATGACATAGATATAAAGGAAATCACGCATGGGGCAAAAATAATAGACTGCAAAGACAATCAATCAGAGGTTTATCAAATGAAAGATTACATTTCCTCGAGCTATTTTGACACCTTCTGCGAAAAGCTGATGAAGTATAAGCCTATAAAAACTTTGTCAAAGGTTGTGGATGAAAAAGCAGTAACAGAAGCAATAGAGATATTTAACAATGAGATGATTAAGATGAATGATTTGAATGCAGATGCAAAGCCTAGCAAGATATACGATCCTAGAGATTCTTTCCTGTTCTTACCTGACAGAGATATGGTGGACTGCAATATAAATGATTTCAGTAAATTCGATTTCACAGTATTAGGGAAATCGAGTTCATCATTATCTTTGATTAAAGAAAGAATTAAGATGGACTCCTTGAAACCCTATGAATTGCATTTCATCGACACATCTGATGACATAGAGCAGCTAAAAATACTAAATAGAGAATTATTCTGCAAATTGATCCCTTACAAGGAGGGAAATAGGGTACCAACTGTGAAAGCAGCCATAAAGAAAGGTTTGGATCAATCTGTAATCTCTCCAATCACTGCACAGATCAGGAGCCTGAATTACAAAGTCAGCCAGTCTAAGAAAAAGAACAATAGTGGCACAGTTAGGATTAATGGATACATAAGAAGAAAGATCAAGGACGAAAAGAATTGGCATTCATCAGCAGGCTACAAGGGCGTTGGCATGATTGAGGATTCAAACAACCTTGATACCTTAGTTGAAAATCTTTGGATTGTAGTCAAGCCTCTAAGTTTCAAATTGCAAGAACCAATCAATTCTGATGACAGCAAACAGTTTCTACACTTTAAAGAAAAATTTCTGAATGAACTTAGGGAGCATGACGGTGAAATAAGAGAGACTTATATTTTCAAATTGGCAGTTTTAGCATCAAGACTTGCTTACACACTCATGGCTGTTTCAAACAAACCTTTTGGTTCAAACAATCTGATAATTGACAATTTGGGTGCCACTGAAATGCTTCTGATTGTGCAAGGCGGCTCAAAAATGGCTACCACAAAGAAATCAAAGTCTTTTAAGGTTATATATAAGCATGACATACTGTTCAAAGATTGGCAGAAAACTGGTAGGATTATAGCTGACACAGGTTTTGCTGAAACACCCTGGAAGAATCTTCATCAAGATGAAATGACTGATCTTTTAGCTGCGCCTTATAGATTACTGTGCTCTTATACCCTGTTGAGGGAGAAGGTGCCTAGAGGGCCTGCACAAGACATAATATCTCTGCCTTTCTTGCTTATGCTGCATAATAGAAGAAAGACAGAAGCCATGCTGCACAACATGAGGTATCTGATGGTGAGCCCGTTGGGTGAGTTTAATGATATTAAGGGTATGATCAAGACCTTTTCAGATTTCAATTATAGCATTTTCGATGCCACATTGAGAAAGAAGTTGAGCTTGAAATACAGAAGTTACTTCATGTCATTAAAGAATTGGTGCTCTCAAAAAAGGTGTACTGACAGGTCCTTCCTTGAAAATCCTGTACCGCACTTGTTCTTGAACAGGTCAATAAACAGTGTTGATGATTTCACATTTCTTGTTTACGGAACCTATATGATGACTAAAGCCCCTGTGGACCAAATGAATGAACAGATGAAGAATTTGACTTCTATCATGACAACTCACCATGAGTACGGCACAGAGGGTAGTTTCCCTGATACCCCACATGAATATGACTTTATAACATCTGAAGGTTACAACAAAACCATGGTAGAGGACGACACAAGCTATGATCCTAAGTTTTGTTATATGTTGGGGAAACTCCTCGAAGGCACAGTCAGACAGAAAGGAGGTGCTTCAAAACTGTCACAGCAATGGTCAAATTATATGTCCGAAAGTATTGATAGCATGGCAAATAATAAAGGATTAAGAGGCAAAACCAAGGATGACTTTTTTGGGAAAAAAGGTTATTACATCGTGTACAAGGATTTAATGGAGAAGGAGGATTTTAAGAAAGTTACAGAAATCCTGAATCAAGATTTGAATTATGTGGAAACATATGGCAAAATAAGAAAACTCAATGAAGATTTTAGAAAAGGGCAGGAATCCAACAAACTGGAGACAGTCTGCTTCCATGTGGTAGATAAAAGGCAGAAAGGTGGCAGCAGAGAAATTTATGTGATGGATTATGTTACTAAGCTGTGGCAAAACCCTCTTGAGAAATTTTTCAAATTTATCTGCAGCTTATTAGAAAATGAATTCATAAGCATACCTTCAGCCAGGAGGGCTGGGCTAATACATAGCAAGTTCTTCGAGAGACCGTCTGGCTATGTCGTCTATTATCTAACTATGGATTGCAGGAGATGGGGCCCTAAGGCAAACACTAATAAGTACTTACACATGTTGTTGGGCGCAAGAAAGGTTCTACCTGATGAACTTATGAGGTATTCGTTTTTCTTTTTTCATAAGTACCACAGAAAGCAGATACATATCAGGCCTGAGTTGTACAATCATTACAAAGACAACCCTCAAAATCAAAACAAGTTGAAGTATTTCAGGCAAGACACTGTCCGTGATTCTTATTACTTTGAGATGCCT